ACGTTAAAGCGGACACGTTAAAGCGGACACGTTAAAGCGGACACGTTAAAGCGGACACGTTAAAGCGGACACGTTAAAGCGGACACGTCCTACTACTGGAGTATTTTGTCAGAAAAGTTTGAACCCGTATACGATAAGGTAGGTGCCAAAATCCCCCCTTAGCCCCCCCTTGAAACACAATGAAACGGGGTATGGGGGGTCAAATACGCCACATATGGGGTCACAGGGGGCCTGAAGGGGGCATCAAGGGGCAATGATTAGCTAAATTGATGGTTCAAGGGGTTGACTATAACCTAGACTTGTGGCCATCTGTTTCGCTTGATCCCCTTTGACGGTCGCTGGTCGCTCCCTGACCACTCATCACCATCACTCCTGCCCCCTTTAACACGCTGTAACACATCAATATTCCTAGGGAGCGATCTAGCGACCGCTGTCATAGCAAGGGATCTGGGGCGTGCTAACGCCCGCTCAAGGGGAGAACAGGTGGAAATACTCATTCCATTCCAGCTGGCTGGGGTCCATAATGTGGGTACGAGGCGAGGGGAAGGCGGAGACGCGCCACTCACCTCCAACCAAGAAGGAGCCGGCGAGAAGCCAGGCCAACCGACTTGACAAACGCCACGATCCAAGGCATGATTGGATCAAGAGGACAGGAGAAGGCGGAGACGCGCTCCACACCTCAAGGGCGCGCTAGCGCACGCTCACCACCAAGGAGGAGCCGGCGAGAAGCCAGGCCAACCGACTTGACACCAGCCAAGACCTGAGGCTATAATCGGGGTAGGCAAAGGGAGAGGCCTCAACACTCCCACCGAACCTAGACAACCGAACCACCGGCGCCTTAGGCAATAAGCCCAGGGCTTCCCTGAGGAAATCCTCCAAAGCATCCGGGTCTTACGGGCCAGGCACTACACCGGAGAGAAACAGGGCACGACAGGCAATCAGTCCTAAGGCGCACGGGGTTCCGCATCCACCAAACCACCGAGAGGCCAGCCTCTCACGCTCAGTCGATGCTGAGGCGGTGGTCTTGCCAACCACTGAGGTTGGCTCCCTTGAGACAATGCTTGAATCAATCGAGCGTATGCATTCCCTGGTCGAAGCAGCTCAAGCGCTAGCTAAGGCGCTTGACGCAGCACGGTGGGGGTTGAGCGATGATGAGTGGGACGCACTATGCGATAACCCATTTGTTGATGCCATCCTATCTGAGGCTATGGAGGTTGAGGATCACCTAGGGTGAGGCGTGATGCCGGGGATCGAATCCCCTCCCAACCATTGACAACCACTGAGGTTGTCCCCTTTGAACACACCATGGCCCTTCTTCAAGCTGCTGCTGACTCACGCAAGCTGGCTAACCACACTGATCCCCGGACTCAAGGCGGTGACAGGGCTGAGGCATACCGCTTCGACCCTGCTGCTGACCCACGGTTCGTGGCTGCCATGAATAAAGTTCACCATCACACCGAGGCTTGATCATGACCACACGCACCTGCCCAACGATTGGCTATCTCTTCCCAGCTGCTCGCGATGAGGACTGGGATGCACAGATCGATGACATCATCTACGAGCTAGCTGAAATGGAGGCTGCTCCCAACACTGAAGAGTGGGCTGATGCCATCGAGGGCTATCGCTGCATGACTGACGCAGAGATAGCTCAGATCTACGCTGATCGCTCTCAGTCAGTCTATGAGCCCATCGACTATGATGAGGCCTGGTGATCCGTTAGGGCGTGCTAACGCCCGCTAAAGCGGGAGGACAGGTGCAATCCCTGTCCCACCAATTGCCAGCCACTGAGGCTGGCCCCTTTAAGCACAATGCTTTGGTATGTTGTTGAGGCAATCACTAAGGATAACGCAAAGCGCGTACGTTCTTTTAGTGATTACAGCACAGCTGTTAGGTACTCCAACGCCTATTCAGTTGAGAACCCTAACTCTTACTGGGTTGGGGTTGTTGATCAAGACGATTGGCTTAACTGCTACGCTTGATTAGGGATGAGGCGTGATGCCGGGGATCGAATCCCCTCCCTGATCCTTGCCAGCCACTGAGGCTGGCCCCTTTAAGACCATGATGACCACCACTAAGGCTGCCTTCCGTACTGTTGCTGAGGCTGATGTCTTTGCAGCTGATAAGGCTGCCAAGGATGAGGTGATCCGTCCCTACTACCTAGCTGAGATGGATCACGCCGCCACAATGGCCCGTGGCTGGGCAGTACTGGCTGACTGCGGTAGCACCACAGCTGCTGAGCGCTTCTATGACTGCCTCCACACAGCCATGGGCTGGCGCCCTGAGCACACTGCTGATGAGCTCGCATTCTGAACGGGCGTTAGCACGTCCCTGATCCCTGCTCTGAGGCCTACGGGCCTCTCAACAGGGCTCTCTCCCTGTATTCCATCGCATTCACCATCATCATGCGCAAGATTGAAACGCTCATGGTCCAAGCCGTCAAAGATGGTCGCGACTGGCACCTCGATAACACCAGCGTAGATGTCACTGACGACGGCATCATTGTCCGTCTGCACGGACATGCGATTGCTCAGCTCGACACTGAGGCTGGCATCCTCTGGATCACAGATGCAGGCTGGCAGACGGCTACCACCAAGGCCCGCCTCAACGCACTGCTAAGGGGCATCACCCCAGGCCGTGCATGTGTATATCAGAAGGGCTACATCTGGTACCTCACGAGGGGGCTAGATGCTACTGAGGAGGCCTACACGGTCGAAATGGATCGCAACAAAGGCTACGCCGTTGCGCTCTGATCATCCTACTGAGGCCTACGGGCCTCTCTAGGGTGCTCATGCACCCTGTCCCACCACTATTCCACCAATGAATTTCGAACAACGTCTTGAGCGCTACGTGCGCATCTTTGCCAAGCTTTGTGTAGTCGTTTATGTCTTAGGCTACACACTTGGCTCACTTGTCCACAAGGCCAACGATCAGCTGACTGCCATTGTACGCCTCCCTAGGCGCTCTAAGGTACAGAAGGCCCAACGCCTAGCTAAGGAGGCCTTCCAGGCCCTTCTAGATGCCGCTGAGCGCCTTGTTGCTTATGCTGACCACCACCTCTCAACCCTTGAGGCCTGATCTATGCCCATGCACTACACCGTGATCTACAAGGACGATCGCAACCAGCGCCGTCACTTCTGTTGCTACGCTACTGGCGCCTATGAGGCTAGGATCGCAGCAATGGAGCTCAACGACCACATCCACAAGCACCCCAACTCCATCACTCACATCATCACCAACAACAACGATGACTGGCAGTAACCGTAGACCCCATCAGAATGCAACGCTTGTAGAACGCATTATGTTCTACAGCGAGCACGACATGCTCGCACAGGCTCGAGCCCTTGCTGCCCTTGGGGATTACCTCGAGGAATGCGCGGCATGGGGGATAGAGATCGAGGATGTCTTCTAGTTCACCATCACTGAGGCACACATCATGACCAACAACAAGCTTGCACCACTGGCCCTACCCCTTGGGGCCGCTCTTCTCCTTGCTGGACAGGCTGTGGCAGCCCCTGTAGCTGCCCTTAAGCAGTTAGGCAGGGAGGCAGCCCGCATCTACTGCAGTGACACCGTACAAGCTGAGCTAGTGGGCGCTACCCCTTTTGCTAGGGGTCAAGTCGCCAGCTTTATCAGGGAGCAGCTTGGTGAGGAACTAGGCTATGAGCTCACAGCTGTCGAGAAGGGTAGAGTGAGCGCTCTTGTACGCGAACTTACTCTCGGAGGCTATTGTGAGCCGGGCCGCATTTAGTGTCAGCTGGTCACCTAAACTCTCTAAATTCCGCTATTTCAGACGTAAGCTACGGGTCTATACCCGAAAGCTACATCCAGTTTTACGGATTATTCTAGAGCATCTGCTAGACGGCATCCTTAGGTTCTTTGAGGACCACTGGATAGACGCCAAAGTAGATGCTGAGATCAATAGAGAGGTTTCAAGCTGGCCTGAGGCTAATGAGCCACAACCAATCATAAGGGAGCTTCCTTCTGAGGTTCCTGGTCTACCAACATTAACAATCACTGCACCACACCATGACTGAACGACACAAGCGGGGCGATGAGCCATCACCAATTGAGAAGTCCTACCACGAGATGTGTGAACGCTGTGATGTCCTAGGGCACCAGTTTGACACAGCCAGGGCCTACGGCAAAATGGATGAGGCTGAAAGCATCTTGCTGAACCTCAAGAGCATTTCTGCTGAGTGGGGCATTGCCATCCAGATAGTGGGGAGAGACAACGATGACTAGGAAGGCTAAGGAGCCCATTGGTCAGCTGTGGCTAGCCCGCAAGCTAGCTGCCCTCTACCTACAGGCTGAGGCCTGCGAGTCCTTCAAGGAACGACGACGTCTCTACCGTGAGGCTGACAGGCTGAGAAACAGTATCGAGAGGAACCGTAATTCTCAATAGGGCGGCCTTGTTGCGATACCGGCCATTAACAGCCCAAGGGGAGACAACCCTGAGGCTCCCTTCCATTAGACCGGAGGTGACCGATGGAATGTAGACCACAGCATCACCACCAACTGCTTTAAGCCTGCTTTAAGTACACCATTCACCATCACACGCCATGATCCTGCTAGATGACCAATGCTACGTAGACACTGAGGGATACATCCTCTCACTGTCTCAAGAGGCCGCTGAACAGCTCACAGATGAGGAATTCTCCCTCTATCTCGCTGGTCAGCTCGAATACACACTATCGGAGATCGTATGAGAGATGAGTCTTTAGCTGCTGTTAGCCGGCAGCTCGCACTCGAGACTAGATCACACAATGAGGCGATAGAGCGCCTTCTAAGCCGCACTAACAAGGCTGAGGACAGGGGCAGGGGCTCACAGACCCTTACCGGTTCAAAGCTGATCAAAGCCGCTGTAGAGGCCTGTGCAAGTTCCTTTCAAGCCAACATCAACCACACGCTCAGAGGTGTGGCTGGTCGTGATATGGCCCTTGTGGCTAACACCGTTGGTAAGATGGACCCTGAGGTTCTGGTCGTTATCACCCTTAAGGTGGTGATGGACTCAGTGCTTCTTAAGGACAGGCCGAACAAGAAACAGGTTGTTGACAATGAAATAAAGAGCGTCACCAGCAAGATTGGTGCAGCCATACACCATGAGGCTAGGCTCTCATCATATCGAGAGCAGTCACCAAAGCTCTACAAACACATAGAGAAGAGCTGGAATGAGCACGGCCACAAGTCGGTTGCTTATCGTGTCACTGGTATGGCGCGCTCTATGAACAAACAAGGCATAGAGTGGAAGGCTTGGAGTCCCTTACAGACGAACAAGATAGGGGCTAAAATGCTGAACTGGGTTGCTGAGGCTACTGGAAACCAGTGGTTCACAATAGAGACCCATATGATCGGCAAGAACAAGAAGGTCACTACCATCTACCCTACAAGGGAGCTGCTAGGCATACGGGATTCAATTATGAATGCTGCATGCAACATGGCCTACTTGTCGTGGCCGATGCTTTGTAAGCCAGTCCCCTGGTCATCAGAGCAGCATGGCGGTTACCTTACTGCTGACGCTAGGTCCCATACCCTTGTGAGAGGCCATAAGGGCACTCCACAGGCTCAGAATGAGCTTCCCCTTGAGATGCTCAACAACCTACAGACAGTGGCCTACAGGCTCAACAGGCCTGTGCTGGATGTGGCTCAGTACTGCTACGACCACTGGATGGAGGTTGGCTGCTTCCATCGTAAGGCCGCCACTGTTGTTGAGTCTTGGCTATCTGAGGATGCCACCAAGGAAGAGATCAGGGATTATCGACGCTACCGTAAGGCAGTTGAAGATGAGAACTGTAAGCTCACAGCCAAGAACTGGCAGACCACTGAGGCTATGTACGTGGCCAACATCTTTAAGGATGAGCCAGAGTTCTACTTACCGTGGAACTTCGACTACCGTGGCCGTGTCTACAGCATATGCACCTCTCTTCAGCCACAGGGTACAGACTTCCAAAAGAGCCTGTTCTACTTTGCTGAGGAAGGCCCCATAAACGCCGATTGGCTGTACTGGCACGCCGGCACGACATGGGGGCTGGACAAGAAGACACACGCCGATCGCATCGCTTGGGCTAAGGATCAGCACGAGATGTTCACCATCATCGCTAGTGATCCTGTGGAAGCCATGCCCATCTGGTCAAAAGCTGATGAGCCTTGGATGTTCCTAGCTGCTGCCCTTGAGATTCACGAATGCCTGATCGCTAAGACTAAGGCCACCTCTGGCCTACCCATTGGCGTAGATGCCACATGCTCTGGTTTGCAGCATCTCTCAGCCTTAACGCTGAATAGAGACGCAGCATATCAGGTTAATGTGGTGCCCACCCCTGTGCCTTCTGATGGCTACAGGACCGTGGCAGAACGGGCTAGAAAGTTCCTACCCAAACATGTAGGGGATTGGATCGATCGTAAGGTCACCAAGCGAACAGTCATGACGCTACCCTATGGCGTCACTAAAGAGTCAGCTAGACACTACATCTACATGGCTCTACAGGAGCAGGGCAGAACAGATGAGGAACTTAAGCCCTATGAGACTGAGATAGTAAACGCGATCTTCTGCAAGGCAGTGCCTGAGGTGTTCCCTGGTCCTATTTCCGTTATGTCTTGGCTGCAGAAGTCAGCTAGAGATCTAATCAGGAATGGGAACCAAGAGATCAGCTGGGTTACTCCCTCTGGCTTTATCGTTCACCAGATCCACCACAAGTGGAACTGCGATATCGTTAAGACCAGAATCATGGGCTCAATCAGAAAGATGAGCATAGCTCGAGACGAAGAGAAGCACACACCAGACTCTGGCAGGCATTCCTCTTCTATCAGCCCTAACCTCATCCACTCATTAGATGCATCGCTCCTGCATTTCATGTTCAGCGAATGGGATAGGCCATTTACCTGCATTCATGACTGCATCCTTGGCCGCTCTTGCGACATGGATGACATGCAGCAGGGCATCAGGCTCCACTTTGCTGAAATGTACAAGGGTGATCCACTCAATGACTGGGCCAAACAGCTAGGCCTAAGGGTACCTGATGACATGATCATCGGTGACCTAGACCTAGATCAAGTCAACCAATCACACTACTTCTTCTGCTGATGTGATCTTTATCCCTGACACGCACTACATGCTGATCCCGATCATATTGGTCGGGTTCGGCTTGCCCACCATCATCAACTACATCGCACGCATCCACAAATGACCAACAACCGCTACACCTTTGAGACCACCCTGGAAGGCTTCGTCAACGTTGCTGAGCCAAGCGGTAAGTTCCAGAACTGCTGCTTCAGCTTCCGCATCCCTGCTGAGGTGCTGAAAGGACAGGTTGAGCCTGACCGGGCTGAGCTGCTCGAGTGGGCAGCCAGCAAAGGCACCACCAAGCGCACCAACGATCCCAAGTGGGACGAGGAAGGACTGGTTAAGTACACCTACAACCAGCAAGAGGAGGGAGTTACAAAGCTGCCTGAGGTTGTCTTCGTTGACACTGATGGAGACATCATCCCCCTTGAAACCCGTAAGGGCATCCGCAAGGGCACTAAGGTAGTGCTCATCGTTCAGCAGAAGCCCTACACCAAGCCCAAGCTGGGCACTAAGCTGATCGTTCTTGGTGCTCAGGTACTTGAGCTGAACAGCGGCCAGGTTGTCGACTCCGGTGACCTTGGCCAAGAGGAAGTAGCTGCCTTGTTCGGAAAGCGTGACGGCTTCAAGCTCAGTGCTCCCAACGTGGTAGCTGCTGAGGTTGAGCCCGATGCTGAAGAAGAAGGCGGCTACGATTTCTGATCACCCTACCAACTAACACCATGACCAAGCCTCTCACCCGCACCGAAGAAACCCGCATCCGTGCCTTCTACGCTGAAGCCGATCGCATGACCCAGCTCACTGGGGTTGTGCATGAGGTTGAGATTGAAGGCGAATACCACCCTGACAACATGAAGGTGGTTGTCGCATGAGTGACTTTCGATCTAAGTTCGAGCAGCGCCTTGCTGCTCTCTTAGACAACCAAGGGGTGCCCTATCTCTATGAGTGCAGGCACCTCGATTATGTCTGTAAGCGTACCTACACACCGGACTTTGAACTTCCTAACGGCGTTATTCTTGAGGCTAAAGGCTTCTTCAAGCCAGCAGACCGAACCAAGATGCTTGCGGTTAAGAAGGCTCATCCCAGTCTAGACATACGGTTTGTATTCCAAGCTAACAACAAGCTATCAAAATCTTCAAAGACAACCTACGGCGCCTGGGCAGACAAGCACGGGTTCCCATGGTGCATTGGTCCCTCCATTCCCGAATCATGGCTAAAGTGAATCCTGACATCGACATCTTCATGCGCGAGCTTGATGCAATCGTCGATGAATACGAGAACGACTTCCACGTAAACATCAGCGACTTGCGCAATGCTCTCGTAGATTACGTGGAGGTGCTCGATGAGCTCAGACTCTGAGTTCGTACGTCACATCCCTTGTGACAATTGTGGAAGCTCAGATGCCAACAGTCTCTACACTGATGGCCACACTTACTGTTTTTCATGTAACCATGTGACAAGCACAGATGAGAGCGAGGCCCCCTCTGAGGGCCTTGTTTTTTACTTTGGTGAGCATCGCGCATTGCGTGCTCGTAAGATCAGCGAAGAAGTCTGCCGTAAGTTCAATGTCAAGGTCGATGGGCCTCACATAAGGTTCCCATACACCGATGTAGCTGGCCGCGTTGTTGGCTACAAGGAGAAAGACCAAGAGAAGAACTTCAAGTGGCGGGGCAAGAACGCTGAGAAGCGCCTATTCGGCCAACAGCTCTTTGGTGGCGGCAAGAGAGTCGTAATCACTGAGGGCGAGATGGATGCCTTGTCTGTCTATCAGGCAATGCCCAAGTGGCCGGTAGTCTCTATCTTCTCAGGAGCTAAGGGAGCCCGCAAGGATCTCGAGCATCAGCTTACTTGGCTGATGGGCTTTGAGGAGATCGTTCTTCTATTCGATGCTGATGAACCCGGACAAGCAGCAACACTTGAGTGCGCTCAATTATTCCCACCAGACAAGGTTAAGATCGCTAGCCTTGGAGGATACAAGGATGCATCAGAGGCACTCCAAGCTGTTGACGGTGAGGCGATCCGACAAGCCATCTGGAATGCCCAGAGCTACACCCCTAAGTCAATCATATCGGGCGCTGAGATCTATGATCTTCTCAGGGCTCCAATGGTTGGCAGGGACTGCTCTTGGCCTTGGACTGGTATCGATACCGTTACAGGTGGTATCAGGCTCAAGGAGCTTATCACCATCACAGCAGGGACCGGCGCTGGTAAGAGCACCCTTTGCGGAGAACTCGCCCAGCATCTTATCGCTCAAGGCTTTAAGGTCGGCTACATCGCATTAGAAGAGTCAGTACAACGTACTGGTCTCAGACTGATGACTGTTGTTGCCAACAAACCACTACACCTCGACAACACCCTAGATGAACGAGACTTTAAGCGCGCTTTTGATCTCAGCGTTGGTTCTGGGAATTTGTATCTTCGAGACGGCTTTGGCTCTATCGATCCTGACGTGATCCTGAACGATATGCGCTACTTAGTTAAAGCTAAGGGCGTGCAGTTCTTGATCCTCGATCACCTCAGCATCTTATTGTCTGGTACCTACCACGATGATGAGCGCAAGATGATCGACGTAACTATGACCAAGCTCCGCTCATTCGTAGAGGAGACTGGTGTTGGCTTGTTCCTTATTTCACACCTTAGGAGGGGTAGAGATGATCGAGGCCATGAGGATGGGGCTCAGATCTCTATGTCGCAGCTTCGAGGTTCACACTCAATCTCGCAGCTTTCAGATGTTGTCATCGGCCTGGAACGGGCTGTATCAACCGGCGCAGACTGTGCGAGACTTAGAGTGCTCAAAAACCGTTTCAATGGATCCACAGGAGATGCAGGAGAGCTCATCTATGACAAACGAACAGGAAGAATGCAAGCTGCTGAGGTACTACCATCTATCGACACTACCGATTTCTAATGTAGTGCTCATCATAGATGAGAGCCCTGAGGGTGAGCTTCTCAAGAGTATCCGCAACTACGTGCTGCAGGATACCGACTACCACCAACACCTACCACTGCTTGAGGCGCAGTACCACCAATCCATCCTCGTTTCATACGAGGTGACTAAGTTCCCAACAATTCTGCTCTTAGACAAGTACAACCAAGAGGTGTTCCGCCTTGAGGGTGTTGCTTGCCTGAATGCAGACCGGCTAATCTCAATCGTTCACCATCTGGAGTACAACTGTGATTCTAACCTTTGACATTGAGACCAATGGACTCGTCCGATCGATGGACCATATCCACTGTCTGGTCATCCAGGACGTGGAAACCGGGGAAGTTTGGCGCTTTAATGACGAGCCTGATTCCAAAGCTTACAGCGTACAAACGGGAGTTAAAGACTTCCTTATGGAAGCAGACGAGATCTGGGGACACAACATTGTGAACTTCGATATCCCTGCTATCCAACGCCTCTACCCTTACTTCAAGGAGTGTGAGGCTAAGGTACGGGATACACTGATCCTCTCCCGTATGTTCTTCACGGACATCCTTGACCGGGATCTGGCTAGCAAGCCACGCGACATGCCTCCCAACCTCTATGGCCGCCACAGCCTTGAGAGCTGGGGCTACCGCCTGAAGTTCCGTAAGGGTGAGTTCGGTAAGACCTGTGACTGGAAGGTCTACAGCCGAGAGATGGAGGACTACTGCGAGCAGGACGTTAGGGTGACTACAAAGTTAGTCCAGATGTTCCGGCCCAAGGTCAACCTCTACGCTGATCCAATCAAGCTCGAGCATGAATGCCAGCGCATCATGGCTGAGCAGGAGCAGTCAGGATTCCCTTTTGACATTGAGGCTGCCCAGCGCCTCGAGAACAAGCTGCGCTCGGAAATCGAGAAGCTCTCAGACGAGATGACTTCCAAGTACGCTTACGTACAAGGTGCCGAGTTCACTCCCAAGAGGGACAATAAGAGACAGGGCTATGTAGCTAACTGCCCTTTCACGAAGCTAAAGGATTTCAATCCTGGCTCTCGTGATCACATCGCTTGGATCTTCACCACACTACATGGTCACACATTCACGGAGCTTACTGAAACAGGCAAAGCAAAGATCGACGACACCGTGTTACGGGCTGTTGGTCACCCAGATGCAGACAAGTTCGCCCGCATCATGGAGCTTCGGAAGTTTCTGGGCCTTTTGTCGGAGGGAG